GCTGCTTTCCCCTTGAATAATGATAATCCCCGCCTCCGATCGAAAGACCAGGGACGGGGATTATCTTTTATCCGTTCGAGACTACTTGGTGCGGTATCCGCCGCTCAGCATCTTGACGAGCCAGTAGAAGAAGTAGATTCCGCAGGTGAAGAAGGAGTATACACATACCTTGATGAATCCGGGGGCTTTCTTCTTGCCGCTGTCGTCCGGCTGGCCCATCACGTTGTTGATGATGATCGGCTGCTGGGTCGGCTGCTGGGTCGGCTGGGCTTCGGTCTGGTTGTTGTTCTGTTCGGTCATTTTTGTTTCCTTTCTAGGTGGTAAGATTTCATGTCTTACGTTGTTTGATATACACACAATATCACGATCACTCTTGCGACACGCCGAACGGACGACAGGCCATCCGCACGCCGATTGCAATGCGGCGAAGACGGTGCTATAGTGAGCCTTGCACTTCATTGTGTACTCTTGACAACTGGCTGCTCAACCGGGTTCTTATCACATCCCCCCCCGGTTGAGCATTTTTTTATATCTGAAACACCGCCTTATGTCATCGTTACCAGCAACACACCGACGCGAAACAGATTGCAAGAATACTCGACGCGTTATATAATAAGACCTATGAACGCTAAAAATTACACCGCAACAGTCCTTGAATACGCCAATCGCTGGAAGCTCAACATTCAGACCGTCCGCCGCTTCATCCGCGAAGGACGACTTCACGCAGTCAAGGTCGGCCGATGTTACTTCCTCGACCCGGACGTAATCCCAACCAAGGACAACACCGAAGCCGACAAATAAAACACAACCCACCACACGAGGGGCCGGCAAACCACCGGCCCCTCGACAAATAATCCATAACCGATCAAAGAAAAGGAAACCAAAATGAATACCGAAATCCAAACATTTAACTTCAATGCTGCATCATTGCGTACCCTGACAGCCGAAAACGGTGACACGTGGTTCGTCGCTAAAGACGTATGCAACATCCTTGGACTTAACAACGTAGGTCAGGCGTTGGCACGCATCGACGACGACGAGAAGAGTTCCATCACTTTAAATGATGGAACCCCCGGAACCCCAAACAAGGCAATTGTTTCTGAATCCGGCCTCTACTCTCTCACCCTCGCATCACGCAAGCCGGAGGCTCACGAGTTCAAGCGCTGGGTGACCCACGAGGTGCTCCCGTCCATCCGCAAGCATGGCATCTACGCCACCGAAACCACCATCGATCAGATACTCGCTGATCCGGATTTCGGCATCAGACTGCTCACTAGCCTGAAAGAGGAACGAACCAAGCGAATCAAAGCCGAAAACCAAGTCAAAGAACTGGAACCGAAAGCGAAGGCATTGGATGACTTCACCAACGTGCCCGATGCTCTGCTGGTCAGGGAAGCAGCGAAACTACTCTCGAACGCCGGCACACCCATCGGCGAGAAGGAATTGCGCGAATGGCTCAGCCAGCACGGTTGGATGTACAGGCACGCCGGCACATGGTGGGCAGCCTCAGCCCGCGTGAAAGCCGGACACCTGGTCCTGGTAGAGTCAAGATCGCACGGACAGCATAAGGACGGCAGCATCTTCGCTTTTCCACCGACCGTCAAGATCACCAGAAAAGGCTTGACCCTCCTCCATCAACGACTCGGCGAAACCCGTCTGAACGAAACCCTCGAAACAACCACTCACTAACCAAAAAAGAAAGGACAACACCCCAATGAACGATCCGCACATCATTCTCCCCTCCGCCCGCCTCGTCGCAGACCCCGAACCCAAACAGACCAAGAACGGCACCCCATACCTGCTCATCCGAGTAGCCGCCAACGGAAGCCACAAGGACAAGCAGACCGGACAGTGGGTCGACCACGATACGATGTTCGTCACGATCTTCGAATACGATCAGCGTCTCGCAGCAGCCTACGTCCAGAACCTCCACAAGGGCACGCCGGTACGCGTCGAAGGAGACCTGAAATGGCAGACCGGAACCGACCGCAACGGGCAGCCCCGCACCGACTTCACCATCAGCTACGCGACTATCAGCCTGGTATTGAAGAAAGGTAAAACACAGCAGTCCACGCCGCAGCAGCAGTCACCACAACAACAGGCCGCAAACTGGGGCAACACCAACCAGCCTGACCCGTACGCACAGTTCCCCGCCGTCGACGAATGGTGACAGAAAGGAATACAATGAACCCCAAAAAGCATCCGCTCAGCTACAAGCTAGGCACCATCGCCGCCTACCTCCTCCTCACGGCCGGTACGATTCTCGGCATAACAGGCGCAATAGCTCTAATGAAGCTCCTGATCGTCTTCATACTCTCCTGACAGGCAACGCCCCTCCAAACCGCGGAGGGGCATTTTTTGTCCCCGTATAATAGGATCTATGACAGAAGCAGTAGTACGAGACGCACACGGCCGCATCGTCAGCGGAGCATGCAACCCAACAGGTAAAGGCGGCTTCCAAGACCGCCCCCAGGACCGAGGCTCATGGACCAAAGACACCAGCCCGACCCGCTGGATCCGCGAATTCAGTAAGCTCACCGCCGAAGAATTCAACGAAAGGATCAAAGACCCGAGTCTCACCATGGTGCAGAAAATCGCCATCAGACACATTCTCAACGCTTCCAAAGATCCGAAGGTCGCGGCCGATTACATCGACAGGCTGGACGGCAAGGCCCGCCAGTCCACCGACGTATCGGTCACCGGCTACGAGCCGCCGCATATCACACTCGAAGTCTTCGACGACAACCCCGGAAACAACAAGGACGACCAGTAAGCACATAGACTGGACTCATGCAGATAGCAAGACCATACCGCGATTTATGGTGGTGGCTCCACACGGAGACGCCACCATATCGCTATTACTGCTACTCCGGTGGTAGAGCCTCCGGCAAAAGCACCGCCGTCGCGCAAAGCCTCATACTCCGTGCCGCCAGTCAGCCAATCACCGTCCTATGCGCACGAGAATTCCAGAACAGCATCGCAGACTCCGTCCATAAGCTTCTTGTGGACACCATCCGGAAATTCGGCTTGCAAGGCTTCGAAATCACCCGCGACAGCATCAGCCACATCAACGGCAGCACTTTCATCTTCCGCGGCCTGCACAACAATTTTGAAAGCATCAAGAGCATCGAGGGCATCGACGTGTGCTGGGTCGAGGAAGCACAAACGGTCGGCAAGGAAAGCCTGACCACGCTCATCCCGACCATCCGCAAAACCAATTCCACGCTGATCTTCACATGGAACCCACGAACGAGCCACGACACCGTCTGGACATACTTCATCGCCACGGATTCGGAGGAACGTCACAGGCAGACCTGCCATTGGCACACCACATTCAAGGACGTGGAAAGACTCCTCAGCCCCGACGTGCTCGCCATGATCGAAGCCGACCGGGAAACCGCCGACTTCGGTCACATCTGGCTAGGACTCCCCTATTCGGACACCGACAACCAGCTCATTAGCGATGACATGCTCAACGAAGCCATCCACCGTGCCCCAGAAAACGGCCCGATAACATTCGGTATCGACGTAGCACGATACGGCAACGACCGTACCGCCCTCACCATCAAAAAAGGCAACCGCATCGAAACACTCGAATCATGGACGCATGCAAGCATCGTGGACACCGGAGAAAGAATCAGGCTCCGCGCATCCCAATACCAGCCGATCGACATCCGCATCGACGACACCGGCGTAGGCGGAGGCCTCACAGACCTCCTCAAATCATGGGGACTACCCGCCACCGGCATCAACTACGCCGAGAAACCGAAAGACCCCCAATACCCGAACGTCGCTTCCGAACTATGGTTTGATTTCGCCTCCATGCTCCCCCAGCTCAGCATCAACCCACAGCTTGCCGACCTAGCCAAGCTCACGACCGAGCTCACCACACGAAAATGGCAGATAACCAGCCGTAACCAACGGCAAATCGAAAGCAAGCAAGACTACAAGGACGCCATGAACCTCGGCAGCCCTGACCTCGCCGACAGCGTTCTCCTCGCATGCTACGAGCCCCCGCAACTTCCATCATGGGATGTCATGGTCTGCTAACCATCCAGCAACCCGTAGACGGTAGAATGGTGCGATAGGACATTACATACCGAAACGAGGCAAATTGACTATTCTCAGCAACCTACGTTCAGGCTTCGCGAACGCATTCGGCCGCACCAACGCTCCCCACACGACACCGACGCCAGCCGGAGGCAACACCTGGCAGCCAATCGGCGGCAACAACATCCCGGTGCACGACACGTACGACAACGTCTTCCCCTACGTTAACGCCATCGCGCAACGCTTCAGCACGGTAATCCCCTACGCCGTCACCTCGGACGGCCGCCGTCTCGACCCAACTCCAACCGCACTAAGCGCCCTATACGCCCCTAACGACACGTACAGCTGCCTAGAATTCCTCAAACTCATCGCCTCAGGCATGCTCACCCAATCCCACGTGGACATTCTCATCTGGACGACGGAAGGCCCTGGCGGCACCATCACCCCGGGCAACATCACCGGCTACACTCTCCTCCCGGCAAACAGCCGCGTCTACAACGACACCCGCTCCGACTGGTACCACCGCGTAACCATGGACTTCGGCGACGGAACCCGCCAATACGAATTCACCCGCAACGAAACCATCGCGCTTTCATACAGCCGCCACCCCGACGACCCCACGCGAGGCATCAGCCCCGCCATGACCATCAAAAAATGGGCCAACGTCGACGACATGATCGCCGACTACGAACGCGGATTCTTCGGCAACAACGCCGTCCCAGCAGGCATGCTCGGCATCGTCTCCGAAAACGCCGAAGACTTCCAACGCAACCGTGCACGCCTCGAAGAAACATTCCGCGGAGCCGGCAACAACAACGGCATCGCCTACAACATGATCCCCGTCGACCCACTAACCCACAAGCCCAGCCAAACCAGCAAACTAGTATGGGTCCCATTCCAGAACTCCAACGACTCACTGGACCTACAAACAGTCAACGACGTAGTCAACAACCGTCTGGCCAATGCACTCGCCGTCCCCGACATCATCCGAGGCATCGACAACGGCCAAACCTACGCCAACGCCGAAATGGCCGAACGCGCATTCATCGAAAACACCCTCAAACCACTCTGCATGACAGTCTGGGACAAATGGCAATTCGAACTCGACCGCATCACCGGCGGCCTAGGCTACGGCATCACTTTCACACTCGACCTCCCCGCCCAGACCGAAGTCGAAAAAATACAAGCGGAAACCCAGCAAATCCGCATCAATAACCTCATCCAACTCGTCAACATGGGCGCATCGGTCGAAACCGCAGCCGAAGCACTCGGCCTCCCCGACGCATACCGACGGCTCGACCTCCACCCATCCACCCACGACACGCCACTCCTCCCCTCCGGAAGAAACACCACAAAAGCCTCCAAGCCAGTCAACGACCCACCAACCGAACCACACCTCCTGACCGCCACCCGCGCCTATGTGAACCGCGTCATCCAACTCACCCGACGCTCCCAAGCCGGGCTCCGCGACGACCTCAAAACCATCGGCCAACAATGGATCAACGACGTGGAAGACGACCTCATCACCCACCTCACCAACTATGCGAAAAAAACCGGGCTCAAACTCGAACAAGTCATCACCGCATGGGCCGAAGCCCACCCAAACAACCCAATCGCAGTCGACGTGCAAGGCTACACGCAACCCGACTGGAAAAACCTCTACGACTGGTCCAAGCTCCCATCAAACGTGAAGACGGCATACATCGACCACTTGGAATCCATCGCCAACACGACCTCCAAGACCATCACCGCGAAAACCCTCGACATCCTTACCAAGGCAGACAGTGAACAATGGGACGCAAGACGTTTGCACGACGAGCTCTCACGCCTCGGCAACGAGCACGCCGAACTCATCGCCCGCTGCGAAACCGTCCAAGCCCAACGGCTCGGAAGCTCGTACAGTGCGAAAAACATGAGCGAAACACTGGGCGTCCGACTGAAGAAAGTATGGCGGTCCAGCGGCGACGCGACCACATGCGACTTCTGCAAGCATATGGATGGCGCTACCGTCGGCCTTGACAGCCCATACCTGGATTACGGTGCAAGCGTCGAAGTCGGAGACCATACATACGTCAACAGTTTCGAAAACATGAACACGCCGAACGGGCATCCGAACTGCCGTTGCTACGAAGACTACGAAGTCGTGGAGGGCTAGTCCATGGAATACGACATCCACTGCAAGAAATGCGGACGCTACCTCGGCTCATGCACACGTGACACCGACATCACGCTCAAATGCCCAAACTGCCGAAGCCTATTGGAATACCACATCATGCTATTATGGGGACTTGAACACAAGCCCCCAAAGGACGTTCATGAATAACCACTACCACCAGATGAAAGGGTGACATGACCACTCGAAAGAGCTTCACCCACAGTGGCGGTAACGCTGAAACCGAAGGCCGAACCCTCACATTCCTAGCCAACTCAGGCAAAGTGATGTGCGGCGGACTCACAGTAGACCTCGACACGCTCAAAGCCCCACTCACAGACGGGACACTGAAACTCGTGTCAGACCTCGATGAATCCGACAGGCTCTCACTCCCCCTCCTCATCGACCACATGCCATCAGTCGAAGCCCAAGCCGGCACCATCACCCGCCTCTGGATGACCGACGCCGGTCTCATGGCCGAAGCAAAACTCAGCGAAGTCGACAACGGAGAACGCGTCCGCCAGCTAGCAGCCGACGGATGCCTCACCAACAGTTTCAGCATCACCGTCGAATTCAACAGACAGCCCGGCAAGGACGGCATCATCCACGACAGTGAACTGGTCGAAATCAGCGTCGTCTACCGTGGAGCCGACCCCCGAGCCGCATTCACCTCAATCAACCACCGAAAAGGAGACACCATGGACAACGAACTCATGACCAAGCTGGCCCGCACCGTCGCCCAGTTCAAGCTCGACCCGGACGAGGCCGCAAACCTCACCTCGTCCGTCACCGACATTATGACCGACGCGATAACGGACATCAAGGACGCCATCGACGACCAGACCGACGCTCCGAACGGTCAGGGACAGAACGCTCCGGAAGAACCCGTCCAGTCCGCTAACAAGCGTCCGCTCGTCATCATCAACAAGAGCAACCGCACTGCCAAGCAGTCCGGCATTGCCTCTTTCTCCCACACTCGTGAGACGTGGCTCGACTCCCCGGAAGCCATGGCCGCTTTCGAACGCACCCTCGTCGACAACGACAACAAGGGCGTCGAAGCATTCCACAAGGAGTGGACCGACACCGTGTCACGTAACATGGCCGGCACCGCTTCTTTTGGCGTAGGCAAGACCGATGTGGACAAGTTCGTCCCGACCGAAGCCATCACCACCATCTCCGACGCGCTCAACACGCGCGGTAGCGGCTTGTGGAACCTCTTCCGCAAGACCGGCATGGACCGTCTCACCATCGGCGGTAACATTCTCGGCCTGACCGAAGCGACCCGCGCCCACGGCTATCCGGTCGCCTCCTACGGTACCAAGAAGAAGGAACAGACCCCCAGCTTCGTGAAGCGTGAACTGACCGCGGACTATGTGTACAAGTACATCACCCTGAACAAGGGTGACATCCGTCGTACGCAGAAGCCGGGCGCACTGCTCCGCTACATTCTCTCCGAACTGCCGAACTACATCGTACAGACCATCGAACGTCAGGTCGTGCTCGGCGGCTACGAAGACATGGCCCACTTCCGTGCTATCACCACCGACGCGGCCGACACCAAGTCGGAGTGGGCTGGAAACAAGTTCGCCCGCTCCTACACTCTCAGCGAGGAAACCCCGCTCATGGGCTTCGTCAAGGCTTCCCACATGGTCCGCGCACAGGGCAACAAGGTCCTCGTCTGCAATGCTGACACGGTAGCAGATCTGCTCATGAGCGCCGACGCGAACGGCAACAGCTTCATCGCTCTCGGCGGTGACGACACTCTCGCACGTGCTCTCGGCGTTTCCCAGATCATCACCCCGGAATGGTGGACCGCGGAAGACGACAAGACGGTGGCTGGCGTGGTCGTGTCCGCTTCCCACTACGCGCTCGTCGGCGACACTTCCGTCGAATCGTTCACGAACTTCGCACTCCAGACCAACACCAACGAATACCTCCAGGAGATCTACGCTGGCGGCGGTCTGGACGCTGAGAAGTCCGCAGTAGTCATCAAGCCGAAGGCCTGAGTGAGGAGGGCCCGATGAACGCTGAAATGTACGCCAGAAACGGCGGTAAAGCACTGCCTGACGGCAACCTGAATGTGGTAAAGGTCATCAACTTCGTGGACGAAGAAGGTCGGCCCGTGACTATGGGTCAGGGTCCCGCTGGCCCGGCTGGTCCGGCTGGTCCGCAGGGTCCGGCTGGTCCCGCAGCCACGATCACCAAAGCCAAATACGTCGACCCGACCACCGGTAGCGTCGCCGACATCGTGACCTCACTGGTCAACGCCGGGCTCATGGCTTCCGCCTGATACCACCACTGACCAATACTGGGTCCTACCGTTACAATTGACGGTAGGACCCTTTTCTATCCCAGGAGGGAAAAATGATAATCGACGACAGTATCACCACCAAGATCGGAGCCGACGTATACGAAACGTGGAGAGACGCGGCACTCGCCGACTTGGCCAACATGCTCTGCATGCACCCCCTAGACCAGAAGACCGACACCATGACATGCATCGTCAGCGACGATGGCAAACACGTGTCGTTACCCTCATGGTATTCGACAGTGACCGACATACAATCCACGTACGGCACCAGTCTCGAATACACCATCGACTACACGCGGTCGGATGGATGTATCCCCGAAACCAAATACGCGAACGCCTTGACGCTCACCACACCATACCTACCCGGCATGCCGGTCACCGTCACCGGCACCCACGGATTCAACCGACTGCCAAAACCGTTATCCGGCGTTCTCACTGCCATCATCCAAGCCTACCAGTCGATGGCTGACCAGACGGACCGCGTCACCTCGAAAAGCATCGAAGACGTAAGCGTCTCCTACGCCGCCACCACCCAAACCACACTCGAACGCGCACTCACACCCTACCTCGCATTAATCAACCAGTGGAGCTTCTGCCACGCGACAAACAGTGGTGGACTCCTCAGCATGCCAACCCCACGCCACGACCTACCCTGGTGGACGAACGAACAAGACCTAGGAGGCAACGATTATGTCATCATGTAACCCATTCAAACTCTTCCCCAACCAAACCCAACCAGCCACCCTTTGGAAATACACAGCACCAGGCCTCGACAACATCAAACTCGCCGACCTGAACGTCATCATCAAACACTCCACACAAACCAACCAGCCAACCGAATACGCAAGCCGTATCACCTCCAGACGTTTCCACAACCAAACAACCTACCCGAAACCCTCAAGGAAGACACAGAAGCATGGCCGGACCTCATACTCCAACTCAACAACGGCCGCACCTACCAAATCGAACAAGCCAGCAGAGGAGACGACATGACCACCGGCACCACCCAATTCATCACCATCACAGCCCACCCATACAGTAGGAACAGCCTATGAGCTACCACATCAAAACATCCGCCTCATGGGCCCGCAAACTCTCCACACAACAACTCAACAAAGGCGGAACCCGCATGATGACAGACATACTCCGCATGGCCCGCCAAAACGCGCCAGTCAAAACCGGAGCCCTACGCAACAGCGGCCGCTTCCAACAAGCCAACACACTCCACTGGCGCATCACATTCGGCAACAATCGCGTCCCCTACGCCCGCCTCCGCGAACACAAAAACCGCCTCCACCCCAACGCCACCACCGCAAACAACAAAATCAAAACCTACTTCAACCTCTAAGGACACCCCATGATAGACCTCGCAGTATGCATGACCCTCCAAAACGAAGGCTACGGCACCTACGGCCAAAACCTCTTCTTCGGCACCAGCCCCGTACTCGACACCGGCACCGTCACCAGCCAAGAAGGCATATGGGTCAACACCAACACCGTCGACATCAACGGCGACCTCTACACCGACCAAATCACCATCAGCAGCCGCTACAACGACGTACTCACCCAAGGCCGCCTCATGCTCCGACTACTCCACTACATCAACAACCAACTACCCCACTACTGTCAACTCACATGCCAACCAATCACCGACATCACCTACGAAAGCATCCGCACCCACCCAGCAACAGCCATCGACCTCGACGCCATCGACCACGAAGGCCACTGGGTTAAAAGCATCCGCTTCCAAATCGACTACAAGATCAACCCCGCAACACTGTAGAATAAATACAGCCGCCAACTATCCTGAAAGGAAACAAAAATGGCATCATACCCACTCATCGGCAAGAAAACCGTCTACATCGACGACATGATCATCCCCCCGGACTACATTCAAGACGAAGTAGGCACCATCACCCTAACCCCAAGCACCACCGAAATCGCCTCACAGGCAGGCACCATCAAAGTACCAAACGGAAGCTACGACGAACTCAGCTTCGAACTCAACATCATCTGCCCATCAGTCCGATTCCTCGGCATGCTATTCCCCGAACTCTACCACAACGCCTCATTCAAACGAATCATCAGCGGAAACATGAGCGAAACCGGCCAAGTCCGATTCGGCGGCAACGAATGCATCAGCAACACACCACGCGACATCATCATCCACAACGTCTGCGACGGCCAATCCAGCGCACAAGACTTCCGAATCCCACAAGCCCTCATCAGCGCAGGCGGCGAATTCAAAATCAGCCTCAGCGATCCATTCGTCGTAACCCTCAGCGGCACCATGACCCCCGGAAGCGAAGGCGCAGTCATCATGGGCGAACTCGACCTAACCACCCCAAGCCACTACGACGAAACATCAGGAACCATCAAACCAGATGAAAGTTCGATCACCGAATTAAAGGCCACGCCATCCACCATCACCGGCAAAACCAACGACACGGTGAAAGTCAACCTGACCGCCCTCCCGAACGGAGCAACCGGCGACATCACCGCCACCGTCACCACCGAAGGCTTGGCCGAAGCAACCGACAATGGTGACGGCACGTGGAACGTCACATTGAAGAAGGCTGGCACCGGTACCGTCACTTTCAAATCTGGTACCGTGCAGACTGTCGTCAACGTCAACGTGACAGCCTGACCAAGGATAAAAAAATGCGCCCGTCGTGAAAGAAAGGTAAAGAACACGACGAGCGCCCAATTTGAAATGGTTCCTACATAAAGGATCCAATCACCATAATACAACACGATCGAATGGAGTACAAGCCATGGCAACCCCAATCCTTGACATCGACACTCGCAAGTCTTTCCGCACCCTCACCGTTAAACTTGATGGCGTCGTGTACACCATGCGTCCCCTCGGGTCAAAAGACATGCTCACCATCCTTGACAATGCCGAAGCACTCGATAAGCTCTCTACCGGCAAAATGACACGTGAAACCCTGGAAGCCGCGGAAACCGTCATCTTCCCGCTAGTCGCCGACCTCATGACCCCCAGCAACGCTTTCCACGAATGGATGAAACAAGTCAAAACCCGTAGCGACCTCGCCTACTGGCACGCGATGACCGCCCTCTGCAAGCTCATGAGCCAGAACCTCAACATCAGCATCAAAGGCGAATAAACCATGAAATCATGGGATGAGCTCATCACCCCGCAAGAAAAGGAGCGGATGAGCAAATACAAGCGGAAGGAGACAACCCGTAAAGCGTTTCCCTCCGCTCGTATCCTTGCCGAACTCGGCACCCTGTACGGGTGGCCCGCTGTCCGAGATGCACTCGAAAACAATATTTCACCGAGCCTCATGCTTAACCTGATCAAAGAAGGCCGCCACCTCCACAACATTCGCCTAGCTGAACAATACCGTCTCACTTTTGAATGCCTCACGAGCGCATTCAGCAAACACGGAGACCAGCGAATCAGCCACATAATCAACGACCTCGGAAAGGATTAAAACGATGGCGGACAGCACGCTCACCCTCGACGCTGAAATCAACACCAGTGATTGGGAAGCTGGTGTTAAAACCATTCAAACGGGGAGCCATCAAATCGAAGCATCGGCCCGTCAAGCCGGTGAAGGTTTGGAGGAAGTAGACAAGTCATCCCATAAGGCTTCCGATGGTACCGGTAAATTCGCGGCCATCGCTGGCGCTATGGGCGGTTTGGTTTCTACCGGTGTCAGCATGGCCGTGGACGCGATCTCGGATCTTAGCGGTGATATCATCGAGGCTTCCGACTCGGCCCAGAAATTCGCGAGCACGCTATCTTTCGCTGGCTTGGACACTTCGACTATCGACCGGTTGACCGCTTCGACGCAAAAGTATGCGGACCAGACGGTCTACGACCTGTCAGACATTCGTAACACGACCGCACAATTGGCGGCGAACGGCGTGGACGGATACGCCGAATTAGCGGAAGCCGCTGGCAATCTGAACGCCGTGGCCGGTGGTAACGCGGATACGTTCCGTTCGGTCGGCATGGTGTTGACCCAGACAGCCGGTGCCGGCAAACTCACGACCGAGAACTGGAACCAGCTCTCAGACGCCATTCCGGGCGCTTCAGGCAAGCTTCAGGAAGCCATGAAGAAGAACGGCGCGTACACTGGTGATTTCCGTGATGCGATGGCCAAGGGTGAGATTACCGCTGAGGAATTCAATCAGGCCGTCATGGATTTGGGTATGACCGACGCGGCGAAGGAAGCAGCCACCAGTACCAGCACTATCGAGGGTGCGATGGGTAACTTGGAAGCATCCGTCGTGAATGTGGGCGTGCAGATCCTGGATTCGTTCAAGGGTCCGTTGACGGAAGCTATGAGTAGCCTCGCCGAGGGCATCGGGGGCTTGCCTGGAATGTTCAAGGGTCTCGTGTCGTCTGCTGCTCCCGCGTTGCAGCAAATCGGGAACGTGTTCAAGTCTTCTTTCGCTCCTGTCGGTCAGATCGTTTCCGGTCAACTGTTGCCGGCCTTGCAGCCGTTCCTCCGGGCTTGTCAGAATCTTGGTTCTGCTATCATGCCGGTATTGAATGCCGCGTTCCAAACGTTCACGCCGGTATTAGGCTCACTGGTCGCGAAGATCACAGAGGTCGGGGCTACGATCATGACCACTGTCACCCCGGTCATTAATAACATGGCCGCCGTGGTACAAGCCGTATTGCCAACCATCCAGGCTGCGTTCACGACGGTCGCGTCAACCATTCAAGGGGTTATCGACGCGGTGTTCCCGTATATCCAGACGGTGATCACCACGGTTATGAATGTCATCAATGCGATCATTACCACGGTCTTGGCGGCCGTGCAAGGCGACTGGAATGGCGTATGGAATGGTATCGGCAACATCATCACGACGGTATGGAATGGTATCAAAGCCGGCGTGTCAGCCGGTATCAATGCTGTTTCAGGTGTGATCAGTTCAGTCATGGGTGCCATTAGCGCGTATTGGACTGGTGTTTGGAATGCGGTCAAGGGTCTTGTCGGCAGTGCTTGGAATGGCATCACCAGTGCCGTGTCGAACGGTATCAATAATGTCATGAACACTGTGAAAGGCATCGGCGGTAAGATTAAGGGCGCGTTCAACGGGGCCGGTAATTGGCTGTTGGATGCGGGCAAGAACATCATCATGGGCTTGGTGAACGGTATCAAGAACGCTATCGGCGCGGCAGTGAACGCGGCCAAGAACGCGGCCTCCAGTGTCGTAGACGCGGCCAAGAGCGCGTTGGGTATTCATTCCCCGTCCAGGGTGTTCCGTGACGAGGTGGGTAAGATGATCCCATCCGGCTTGGGCAAGGGCGTGGAAGCGAACATGAGCCTGGCAGTGAATCCGGTGCAACGCATGGTCGCTAATATCATGCCGAACAGTCTGTTGAATGGTCCGTCGAATCCGCCTGTCCCGTCCCCGGTCCTGGCGAACACGAATAGTGGGCCTCGGGTGTCGGCTCCTATTACGGTTAACGCGTCGGATCCGACCATGGCGGCTCGTGAAACGGTACGCATGATTAATTTCGCTTATGTGTGAAGGAGCTAGTCTAGTCTTATGAGTATTTTTCCCTTGGATCCCCGTGATATCCAGTTAACGTTGAACGGTTTCCCTTTGTATGGGTTGGATGATAACGGGTGTGAATGGCATGTGACTTTTCAGGACGTGTCCGGCTTGTTCGATGGTGTCTCGTCCACGTTAAAGACGAGTGAGAAGGCCATAAATGACGGCTGGTATGGTAATCTGCCCCGCTTGCAAGGCCGGACCATCACGATCGAGGGTCATATTCTCGGCCGGTGTTCGGAATCGTGTGTCACGTCGTGGAATGCGTTCAAAAGCGTTTTGGATACGTCCGGAATGCTGTTGGTCGTACGATTAGGGAATATCGGCCGTCAGGTACGGGTATGGCAGTCAGAATCCGCCCCGTTGATCAAATGGGCTGGGGTGAACATGCTCCGTTTCAGTGTTGGGTTGACGTCTTTGAGCCCGTACTTGTATGGATTGGATTCGGTGTCCGGTGTCACGGGACTGCCGAGTTCGTCGGGTGGTATGCTGTTTCCTTACCATTTCGAGGAGGCTGGCGTGTCCTTGTCGTCTTGGACGTGGAGTGAGAATGTCGTGTCCGGTAACGTGGTATTGTCGAACGTTGGCACGGCTCCGAGCCCGGTGATGATCCGTATTGACGGGCCGGTCGTCAATCCGCAGGTCGTGCATGCCGGGAGCGGGCATGTTATTGCTTTTGATGTGAGTCTTGGTAGTGGTCATTATGCGACCATGAACGGGGTGACTCATGAGATCCTGATCGATGGGACGGATCCAGCGCGGGGCCGTGTCAAACGTCGTGAGTGGAGTCAGGTGGAACCCGGTATGAATGCTTGGGGGTTTGGTGCGAGTGAATATTCGGAGACGGCTCGTATGACGGTTTCGTTTTATCCGGCTTACATGTAAAGGAGGAGTGTCGTGGGTTCTTCTGATGGTTGGAATGGGGTTTCTGTTTTCGGTCGTGGTCGTGTCTTGTGGAATACTGCTGGGTTTCAGTTCCTTGCCGTGTCTCTGTCTAGCGGGACCGTGTTGGCTGAGTTTCCGGACTTGCAGGTTTCCAAGCTTTCGTATCGTTTCGAACAGATTACGAGTGAGACGATGGTGCTTCCGTGGCGGAATATTCCGTCCAATTGGGGTGAGGCCACGGTCCCGTACGGGGTGGCGATCCTTTTGGTTCGCGGGTCGACGGTATTGTGGGGTGGTATCGTCGTCAAACGCGAACGTACCTTGCAGGGGAACGGGTTGTCTCTCACTGTGGTGACCGTGGAACATTATTTGGATAGTGTGTATGTGAAGGATCATGTGTATTCGAATCGTGACCAGTGTGAGATTGTGGGGGATCTTGTATCGACTACGCTTAAGGATCACCGGTTCATGCTTTCCGTAGAGGTGTCACCAAGTGCCGTTCGCCGTGATAGAACGTATGAGGAGTCTTCTGATAAGACGTTGTTGAGTGTTCTTCAGGAATTGTCGAACGTGCAGAATGGTCCGGAATGGTGTACGTCATGGAGGGCCGGTGATGGCGGGTATGTGCCGGTTTTGACGGTCGCGGATAGGATAGGTTCCGTGGATCCGGCTGTAACGTTCGATGAGAGCGTGATGACGGCTTTCAGGGTTTTGGAAGATTATACGGCCGGTTATGGTGCGAACGTGGTGTGGGCTGTCGGGGATACGACCGGTGAAGACCAGTTGCGTTCCGATACGATGGTGGTCGAACAGTCTTACCGTCCTGTCGTGGAGCATGTGGTCAGACCGTCGTCGAGCATCACGAGGAAGGAAACTTTGGATGCTCACGCTTCGGCTTCGTTGCGGCAATTGCGGGATGGGACGAATACCATGAGCATGACGTTGAGCCTGTTGGCCGCTCCGATCGTTTACGATGAGTGGAGGCCCGGGGATGTCGTCGCGTGGACTGTCGCTGATGGTGATGGTCGTTTCGCTGGGTTTGATCATGGTGAGGCGCGTGTCGTCGGCTATGACATTGATTTCAGTGGCGTGTGGACTATTACGCCCACGTTACAGTAGGAGGTTCTGATGCAAGGCAAGTTCAAGTTTTCGTTGGATGGTGTGGATGCTACTGCCCGTCAGTTCGCTGAGGTTCGCCGTCAGTTGGTGGAGTTGCCGGCTAGTGTCGGTAAGAGTGTCAGCCGGTTGGGTGAGCGTGTTACGGGTGTCGAGAAGGATTTTGAATCGTTGGTTACTGAGCAGAGTCAGGCTGATGCCGGCGGGTCGGATGCGGTGGTGGTGCCGGCGCATGGTGGTACCGGTGTTCGTAACGCGTTTGATAATCCGCTTTCGTTGGCTCCTCGAAAGCCGGTTTATTGTCTTTGTGACGGTACGCTTGGGACAGACTGTTCGACCGTGTGTTCGGTGGCGAATGTCGGTGATGCTGACGAGTTCATCCCGGTTGATGCTCTTCGTCAGGTGGCATGGCGGGTGTATTGGCTGAAGGATGATCTGAATCTGAAGCTTGATGACGCGCAGCCTGTCGTCGGCTTGGTTGCGGAAGATTTGGACAATGCGGGGCTTGGTTTTTTCTGCGAGTATGACGGGGAGGGGAATCTGACTGGGGTTGATTATCCGAGGTTGAGTGTGGCTGCTTTACGATTGGCTCAGCAGGCGATGAGTGAGGTGGACGAGCTCCGGACGGAGGTTGCCAGGCTTTCTTCCTTGGTGGGTAAAATGGGTGTGTCCACGTCTGAATGATTGATTGTGAGGAATGACTTATGAGTGATATTGTGTTGCATCCTTTGACTGCGTTGAACGGTTCGCCGGCGTATACTGCTGATGATTATCGGCGTGTTGTCAATCCGTTCCTGTTTCCGTCTGATGGTTCCGCTTTCGGTGGCATTCAGGGTGTCCGGTATGGTAGTCCTAGCCCGTTGGCGACGATTGAGGGGTTGACTGTTACTGTTAAACCTCACTGTGGTACGGTAAGACCGTGGGAGTTGACTGGCTCGTACACTTATTCGATAGCGGAGCCTATGACGGTGAACGTGGCTGATTTGACGGGGGATTATAAGATCGTGGTTGCCGTCTATGATCCGAGTTTGTCTCATGGTGAGACTCCGGGCGCTTGGCTGCAGTCATGGGATGCTAGTACGCCTGACGCGCAGATCAATGGTTTGGTCATCGCCAGGGTTACGGCTGGTGTCGTGTCTGATGTGGCTCCGAAGATTCATGTTGATGGCACGATTGAGGTGAATACTTGGAATCAGTTGATCGCGATTTGGACTGTTGATGGGGTTGAGGCCGTTGTTACGAGTACTGGGCAGCGGTATCGTCGTGTCGGTGACGCTTGGGTGTCGTTGACTGATGTCCAGTTGGGGCAGGGTCAGTGGTATAAGGATTGGAGTGTCTGGTATAAGTGTTCGATGTCCGGTAATATCGTCAGCCTTGTGGTTAAGGCGACGAGAGGGCCTGAATGGAAGGCGACCGCGTGGTCGAAGAGTCAGATTCTTACGTTCCCGGACTATGTGAAGCCTCATTTTGCCGATCTTAACGTTCCTGGGGCCGGTGTTGAATACAGCGGTTTCCAGTTGGATGAGACGGGCTTGTATGTGAGGCCTTTCAGGGATATCACGTATGCGAAGGGTTCGTGGACCAGTGCCTCTATGTCGTGGTCTGTCTGATATGATTGTCGTGGTCGGTCTAATATGAGGAAGCCCCGGTTGTGTGCCGGGGCTTTTTCGTATTGTGTTTGGTTAGAGTTGGCAGATGCGGTCGCGGAGTTCGTCGGGGAGGTTTGGTTTGGGGTGGCGTGTGAGGAAGTTCTTGTCTTCGATGATTTCGCAGAATTGGGCGAGCCAGTGGCCTAGGCTGCGGATGTAGCCGGTTTCGAGGTCGTTGATGTGTTGGAGTTCGTTGCGGCTTTCGATGAGTTTGTCTATTTTCTGGTCTTGTGCGTCGATTTGTTTTTTGAGTTCGCCTTGGGCTTCGACGAGGTGTTGGTAGGCGGTGGTGAGGTTGTTGCGGTGTGTGGTGGTGTATGTGATGGCTCCTCCTAGTGCGATGCCTAGGAGTCCGAAGAGTGGTGATATTAGTTCGTTCATGGTACTAAGTCTATCTTAAGTGGTTCTGGTATGCTGGTGGTATGCGTCAGGAATTTATCGAGAACGTTCTGCTTATCCTTTTGTCTTCGTTTCTTGTCGGCGTCATGGTTGTGGCCGGGTATCTGATTGTCACCGGGCTCCCGGCTTTTGCCCGGTTTCTTTTCATTGTCTGGTATGTTTTGATTGTCTGAAAGGAGACGAAATGTCATATGAATATATTACGAAGTATGATAGTCCGAATTATACGAGTGGTCGCCCGTATGGTATTAAGGTCATCGTGATTCACTGGTGGGGTGACCCGAATACGCATCCGACGTTCGAGGGAGTCATTAATACCCTATGTAGCCCGTCTCGTGGTGCTTCCGCGCATTACGTGGTCGAGGCCGGTCGTGTGGCTTGTATCGTGGACCCGGATGATCGTGCGTGGCATGCCGGTGACGGCGTGGGTGTTCACTCCAAGGGTAATGACATGGGTATTGGTATTGAATGCAATCCCCGCCAGTCCGATGGCGATTATCTGACGGTCGCGCAGTTGATCCGTGATTTGCGTGCCGAGTATGGTGATCTGCCGTTGATTCGGCATCGTGACTGTTATAACACGCAGTGTCCGGGCTCGTATGATTTGGAGCGTTTGGATCGTTTGTCGCGTGGTTTGGTGGCTCCGTCGAATCCGGTGCCTCACCAGCCGGCCACGTCCAATGTGCCGAAGCTTGCGGTGGATGGGTCTTGGGGTCCGGCGACGATGCGTAGGGCTCAGGAGGTTGTTGGCACTACGGTTGATGGCGTCATGTCCGGTCAGGTTCGGTGTATCGAGAATCAGAACATCGCCTGTTTGGAGGAGGGGACTTCGGGTAGTGATTGGGTTGAGTGGATGTCTCACCGGTTTGGTATTACCGATCGGCCGCGTAACGCGGGCCCTGAGTTCATTCACCGGTTCCTCATGGAGATGAACGGGTATGCTGGTGATGGGATGATTGGTCCGGTTCCTTCGCCGGCTGTCATGGAGTTCCAGAAGCGACTGAATGATGGTCGTATCTTTGACTGATTGAAAGGATTGATGTTTATGGCTAAGCATGCAGTGTTGGCTGATGACGTGTTGACTGGTGAGCCTACTTCGGAGACCATGATCACGAATGAGTGTGCCGATGGTTCGGATAATTACGTGCCGACCTTTGATGTTGAGACTCGTCGTTGGGCGTACTTGGTGTCGGGGTTGGTTGGTATCGCCGGTGCTGTGGCCAGTCTGGTGAGCGCGGTGCCGGGCGTCCCGTCGTGGGTTGCCGTGGCTGGTGGTGCTTGTGCTTTGGTTGGTTCCGGTGTGGCTGGCTTGTTTGGCGTGCATTATGCCGGCGTGAGCCGTTAATCCGTCTCTGTTATAAGAACGCCCCGCATCTGATCGTTTCGGTCGTCTGCGGGGCGTTTCTGTGTGTTCTGGAGGCTATTTCAGGTGGAAGAATCGGATGGTGATTGGATTGGTTACGGTGAAAACGTATCCGTCTTCTTCGATGGTGTTGATGGGGGTGGTTTCGACGGTTTCGATGGTGT